GCTCTATCATGCCATAGAAACCCAACCATCAACCAACCTGTTGTACCGGCAAAACTAAAGTACAAATCATACATATGATGAGCGTCAGCAGCTCTAAAGCAAACTGCAATCATTAATAATATACTTGATACCCATTTTATATACCAAGATAAATCACCTTTTGGTGTTACCTTTTTAAATACTCTTGTTGAATTTAATGCTTTTATTTTATCATCTAATTTTTCTCTTACTTGTTTCATTNTANAAANANGCCTTTCATTATTAATTTTGCTTTTGTTTCATTATATACCACAAAGGGTTTTAATTTTTTAATCCTATGAGAGATTTTAGGCCACACAACTTTCTCACCAATTTCTTTATCCCATACCTCACTAAACGATAAAACTGAATTAAATATGACGGCGGTTTGGATATGAATTTTCTTTTGAATAAGTAAACGCAAAATTCGTGGATGCTGCCCATTGTGAACAAGAAAGCCATCATCAAAAGAAATCCCACGATTGCTAAAGTCATTAAAAACATTACTACAATCATTTCTAAACTGATAATCAAATGATTCTTTATATTTTCTATAATTGATATAATTTTGAGTGCCTTCATTATCTAATAAGTTACCAATCCACTTATGGCCATCAACAGAAAAGTTAGCAACAAAATAATCCAGAATATCATTCTGATTGTATCTCTTGGAAAGTTTATGAAAAAAGTATCTGTCAGGCCTTTTAGTAAAGGTCTCCAACTTTGCTGTAACCTTACCACCATACCTGATATAATCATAATCAGTTGTGAAATGATTTTTGATTGCCAAATAAGTTTTATATACATCAAATCCGCCATACATAATTATACCGGCAACTTGCCTGTCTTTTCAATTTTAATTAGGTTGGCGTCAACACACTCTACTTGGATTTTTTCTTTTAATGCTTTTGAGATTAGACGGCCAACAGTTTCAACTTCAATTTTTTCTTGTTCACAATAATGTATAATGGCGTCCATATAGGTAATAGGTTTTAAATCTTTGACAACACCCTCAATTATTAAACTAAATTCTTTGCTATTCATAGTTAGTTATATCATATAACATTGTAAAAGTAAAGCGTGGATTGTTTCTGTTACGAGGCACAATCCACAAAACCCTAAGCAGGTATTAAGCCGCTAATGCAAAGTTATTATCGTTTGCGTTTAAATTAGCATTTAAGGTTGCCACCTATCACTCTCTAATAAGTCATTCAATATCTGTCGATTCCTAGCACACCCCCCATAAGCACACTTAAAAATGTGTTTATGGTGGAGGTGACCGGAGTTGCACCGGTGTCCAGTTTATCTATAACACTTATTGTCAACAAGTAATTCATATAATTCTATGTGGATGTTATACTTAATGTTTGATTGCTTTTAGTAGGTTCACCTTTATCTTTAAGTTGTGGTATAAGATTTTTAAATTTTAAATCAAAACCACGGAACATTATACATGATTCAGTCATTGTGAATGTTGATACTACAGATAAAGATTGTTTCATATCTTCTGTTACAAATTCACTTATCACATAAACTGGTTTACCAGTATCTTTACCGTTCTGTTTACCTACACCAACATAAACTAATATAAATTTATGTTCTTTAATATATTCTATTACAGTTTTTGCTGTACCACAAACAACTGGCATTTGCATCCAATATAATTGACCGTCTTTATATACTGGTTTTTCTGCGTTTGGTTCAGTTGATTCTGGAAGCATAGGATTATCACTCTGTAGTTCTTCACCTTTGATAAGGCTAGAAAAAAACAGAGTTGCTACTAATACAACTATGCCTATGATTATCTTACTCATAACCGTCTACCTTCCTTTAAGAGACCATTATGACTGTGATTTGCCCTTTGTCTTCTCTTCGTAGTATTTATAAAAGTGTTGTATAGCTTCTTCAAGCTTAGGTAGATACTCTGCTTTGTCTTTTATGAATACCCGACCTGCACCATCTTCGGAAGCCATAATAAGCATAATCTGTTCTATTGGTGTTCCATATAACTCTTCATACATCATTGCATAAGCAGCTGTCTGCATGTAGTAGTTTAGGTTCCAATCATCATTTCTTTCCTTGTTTGCCGTTTTAAAGTCAATCACGGAAAGTTTACCATTATATTCTGCAATACAATCCACTTGACCAGCAACGGTCAATTTCTTGCTCCACATAACTGTTTCTAAACAATGTATGTTATCTATTTGTGCTAGATAAGGTTTTAGTAAGGCAAATAGGCCTAATGGTAATACATCTCTAGTATATGGTGTTTCACCTTTAAGGTATTGTTCAACTAATGTATGTGTAGTCTTACCTCTACGAGCAGCCCTATTCATTTCCCATTTGGCAGCTTCTTCGCCAACTGATTGGCGCCACCTGTCTAAACCTGGTTTTGGTAGTGCTCCAAGTACAGTTGTGATAGACGGAAACGCCTTACCATCAACTTCATAGAAACGCATACCATCTACTCTCTTACCTTTCGGTCTATCAAACTCTTTTAACTTTATAAAATTCTTCGTCATTATATTATCCTATTCATATTGTAGTGTCTATTATAACCCATTCTAACCATTTTGGCAAGCCTTAAATGCCTTTTTCAGCATACATATCATTAATTTTATCTCTCTCCGACTTAAACGGTTCTGCCTTTCAGCTAAGGATTTTAATTCTATCTCTCAATCTTTCTGCTCTAACACCAACTTGTGTTGCCCAACGGCTGTCCATCATTTCAATAGCAGCTACTGGCCAATCACCAGCGTTCACGCCAGCAATAAAATTTTTAAATTTAGATAACCTAGGTGCTCCCATATTAAAGCACATATTTACAATAACCTGTTGTGCTTCTTCTGGTAAACTATCCAAGTTAGGAAATACCTTCTTCGCTTCAGATACATATGTTTCTACATCTGATTCAAATATTGAATTAACTCTATCCTCGGTTACAGGCGTACCAACTGGTTCACCATGTTCTTCGTCACCTTCAACTACTAAATGGCCAATGCCAAAAGTAGGATAACCAAGGTGGTCTTTGTAAACTTCGTATTTAACACCTTCGTCAATTTTTAACTGTTCTCTTAATTTATCAATGTTCATTATTTAGTTTCCTCTTGTTAATTTCATTAACTTTTCTACTTGTGCCTTAATAATTGGACCTCTATTTGGCCAATGAATATAAGGCTCATCACTTTTCATTAAATTATATAGAAACGGTAATATAAGTTTTTCTATATCTTTAAACCTAGCTGACTCTTGTTCACTTGATAGTGTTTGAGTAACTTGGTCTTTTTCTGCTACTATTTGCATGATTTCATTCATCATACTTTTAATATCACCAACATCTGTCTTAACTTTTGCAAGTTCAAGATTAGAATTCTCTAATACACTTGGGTCTATAGATGGTTGTTGGTCATCTTTTGGCACCGATTTTACCGGTGTTATTCCCCAATCATCAGTAGTGTCAAACCCACGCATAAAATCTGGTATATCTTTTGCCATTACTTTTCCTTTTGTATAGTTCTATGTTTTTGCAGGACTTGTTGAGTCTTTATTGCTTTGGTACTCTTCTTACCAAATCTTTCTGCAAATGGAGATGTTGGATGTGCGTCTGCAATTCTGGACATATTCTCTTTCCATCCTTGGTCATTTTTCATACCGCCAACACCACTTACTATATTTATCGTATTAAGGCATTGCTTAATGTGTTTATTCTTCTTTAAATATTTGTCTTTTTCAGACATACTCATAAATTCACTAAACTCTTTACCAGTTTTTGTATCTTCAAAATCATATGTTGGCATTATGCTACCTTATAAAAACTATATTTCACGGTTAACTCATCACCACCACTTATATCTTTTATTGTCCTGATATAATATCTATCCATCGCTTTAGATTTGGTACAATTAGGGTCATCACTATGATTAATAAAACCACCTAGTGGTGTTCTTATAATTTCATCATTTAAAACTACATGACTCATACCCAAGTTTATACCTTTTTTTAAAGGCAACAATGTAAACAGACCTTGACCGTCTATTTTACTTTGTTGAATTTTTAATCCCTTTGGTAGTGGTTCATATGTAATCTTATGAGTGGACATTATTGTTTAAATGGGTCTTTTTTTGTAAAATATTTATCAAGCATTTCTAATCTGGACTCATATTTTTCCATTGCGTCTAATTCTTTACTAACTGTTTCAAGATGGTCTGAATGGTCAGCAACTCCTACTGGATTGCTAATCAAAACTTCAACATTTGTTTTATGTTTTTCAATACAACCTTCAGCGTGTTTTTTTAATGTTTCTAATATCATATTTCGCATTTTGTTTTCCCTTTTTTTAATGTTTGTCATAACTGTGTCTTTACCTAATTGAAAGGCGAATTCTAAATGTTCTATATCTTTCAATGTAATTTGCGTGACGGCAAGTTGTCANCAAGTGGTCGTATTTTATCTCTACCATCAGAAATATTATCAACCATTTGATTAAATTCTACATCATTCAAAACTGTTTTATATATTCTCATTGCTTGTGCTACAAAAACACCAGCTGCCATAGAAGGCTCAACTTGTACAGACAAGGCAAATGCCTTATCGTAAAATTCTTTTAATTCCTTATCACTCATCTTTTAAATATCCCTTTAAAAATATAATACCAAAAAGATATATGATAACTTATTTTAAATATTATCTTGTACAGTATAGATTTCTTTTTCATAATTAATTTATAGACTTTTTGAAGTAGTCCATTTTGTTATACTTCCTACAAAGTTTTTTGAATACACCATACCAAAAGTTTTTAGGCCAATCTTCTGTTGACCTCTTACATGCCTCTTCAGCACTTTTTATTCTTCGTGTTTGAGTATCTACTTGGTCTTGAAGTCTTTTTATATCAGTTTCAGTTAACATAATGTATATTATATCTTATAATTTAGGTTTTGGCAACCTCCACATAACGCTTATTCTTTAGAGGCATTTTTTCTGTTGGTAGTTCATTCCACTCCATTATTTGGTCAAGTTTTAGACGAATTTCATCTGGATCCAGACCTATTTTTTTCATCTCCTCTGTACCTAGATTTCTAAAAAAGTCTTCATAATCTCTATTTTTTAGGTCTCTTTTACCTAATTTTTTAAAAAAGTCTTTATAAAGTTTTTCTCTATCTCGGATTCTTTTCGCTCTAGCTTTTGCGTTAACAGCTTCCTTTTGGAAGTCTTTTTCAATTTTTGTTTTCGTTTCTTCTTTTGCAACACTTCTACTCCTC